TAGGAGTAAAGTACTTCCCACCATCTAGGTCAGCCTGCGCACCATTATATATGACGACCATCGCACTCTGGTAGTCTAGGAGATCAATTATCTCACCAGACATAGAGGCTGTATGCGCCACTGGCACTGCCATGCTTTTGACCGTAGTGTTACTTCTTAGATCTTGAATCATACTCATCTTATTGTCCTTTCCATGTCAGCTGGATTAGCTAGCAGACACTTTCATTACGGTCCCGGCACTAGCGTTCTGCACTGCGCCACCAACTCGTTTACGGGCATCAAATTCTACTTGCCCTGTGTCCTTCAGTGTATACGGATCACGCATAACCTGAATTGCTGTTCTCTCTATAATCGTGTAAAGCTGTCTCATATCCGCGAACAGGATTGGATACGCATTAGCTGCGATATCGGCCATATCCGGTGTCAGAATGACAGGATAACCGTCGATCAGTAGAGGTATCTTCGAAAGCATACCATCTTTGAGCGCAAAGTTGCTTGCACCGTCGTAAAGAGAGATGATCTCAGCATACACTGATCTGTTCATGTAGAACGCACCATTACGTCTATACTGCTCTTTAACGTTAAGCGGCATTCTGCGGATTTGTCTTGGGTCTTCAATCGCTGTACCAGAAGCCGAAGCTATGTAATTGGCAAGCAGGGTTGTGTTTCTCATGAAACCTTCTGGTCTCAGATTACCACTACCACTAACAAACGCTGCATTCTCTGCTACTCCGAATGCCTCTGCAAATTCACTACGCAGTTCTGATTCCAGTCCTCGTGCATCCTCAAGAATCCAGTTTGATACAGGAATCTGAGCATACATTTCGTTCACAGGAACGTCTAATAGGCCATAAGCCGGATTAGTTGTCTCTGAACGTGTTCCAACTTCGCCCACCCATGATGCACCAGCAACAGTTGCTCTGTTACGGATCTTGACCGACGTGCTTCTTGTGTTTCTAACCTGAGCGTGTCGTCTGATGGGACTAAACTCTGAGATGTCCTTGATTATGCCATTAGCATAGTCAGGATCAACCAGGTATCCGGCTTGCGAGTCATTAGCGACTGACAGTGCACGAACGTCTAGCTCATCTAGACTATTATATGCTGATTCAAGCGACGTGGTATATGCTGAACGAGTTTCGTCATCTAGCATCTCCATCGTACCGTGTTGCATTCTTGTCATGAACGCGGTGTGTGCTCGTGTTTCTATTTCTTTTTCTGCTTTTTCTGTGTCGTTAACATCCGGTGCCTGCATTCTTTCAGCAACTTCACCGAGGTCACTACGAAGAAGTTCTACAGTACTTCTGAGTTCTGCGACAGCCTTGCCAGCTTCTATGGCCTCTTTAAGCTCTCCAGTTTTATCACGAAGTAAAATAGCTAACTCTTCATGCTGGTTTTTTAGTGCTTCGTCCATATAGGACTCCTTATTATGAGTTTAGTAAATCGATAAGAGATTGAGTTGGCTCATCTGGGGTTTCCTTGCCCCTTAACATGAGTAGTAGCTCGTTCTCTGTTTTCGACGGCTCATCTGGCTCTGGAGTTTCCTCTAAGTCCGGCTCGTTGCCACGAGTGTCCTCTGAAGTTGCCTCTCTTGTCAAGAGTGTCGTTAATGTGTTGATAACTTCTTGTGCTTGATCGCCTTGTTCTACTATCTGTTCATCGTCAGCGTGGATTAAACAAGACATTGCGTCTTGTACTGACCTCACTGAGATAACGCCTGCCCCAGGTACGGCTGGAAGTGTGACGAGGCTGACCTCAAAAAGCTTCACTTCAGTGATATGGGACTGGTTCTTCTGATCTAGGCGTGCATTGAGTATTCTGAACCCAATGGACACGCCATTGATATCGTTGTTTCTGAGTAAACTTAGTGTTTCCTGTGCTCGTTGTACATCTAGATTAAGTGCTGCTTCGAATTTAAGTCCAATGTTATCTTCTTCTAGTGATAATACCTTACCAATAGGTTCGTCTTGTTTGTGACTCCACAGGAGAGGCGTTTTCCTATTGCTCTTTAGTGTCTGCGTAAAGGACCGTCTGTCGAAGATAGTTCCTTTTTCGTCTAAGACACCCCATATGACAGCGTAGCCAGTGATAGCACCCTTTTCAGTACTCTCATCGTCTATGCTAATCGGTATCTCACGAATCTCAAGGTCTTTTGTCTGTGTATTACTCACTTGATTCTTCCTCTTCTACTTCTGGCTCTTCTGTTGGAGTCTGTGTAGCAAACTCGGTTCCATTGTCTTCGATACCTAATTCGATAAGGGCTTGTTCTCTTGAGATAAGACCTACTTTGAAAGCATCAGCTACTCTTTTCCACTCTGTAGATGCGTCTTTTTGTAGTACCGCTATCTCATCCATATTAACTTCAATAGATAAGTTAGTACTAAACTTGGGCACAAGCCAATAGTTAAGACCACTTAAAATCTTTTTGCTGTACGGCAAAACACATTCAGTCATGAAACTTTGCCGTGCTTCCTGATAATTTGAATACGTGGCCATCTCATGTATGCCAATAATCTCAGGTGGAACACGTAGTACACTACAAATCTTCTGAGTGGACATGGATAGACCTTCTAACCACTGTGCGTCCCTTGGACTCCATGCTGCTGGCTCATATGTGATACCGTCTCGTGCAATGAAGAACTTATCTGGGTTGTCTGATCCTGAGAACTTGGAACTTAGTTCAGATTTGAGTCGGTCTATGTCAGCTGGATCACTAGCAAGGTCGTCAGGTACTGTTAGTATGCCACCAATTAGACCACCAGTGCGTACTAGATTTAAATCCCACTCCATTCCTTCGTTACCGAAGTCTATTTGAAGTGCTGCTGATATAAGAGGGCTTTGTCCAACTAGTACTGAGTCGGGATTCAGCTCTTTTAAGTGCAATACTTCCTCAAATGTGTAGAACTTCTCACCCTTCTCGTCCTTCTTCCACCAGTATCCAGCTATTGGATTAACTTCATCACCTGCTTTTATGGTAACGTGTCGTGGATTCAGTAGCCATATGCTTCTAGGTGGAGTGTTGGTAAGCTCTCCTGCACCAACTACGTATGCGTTTCCTGCCAGTAATAGGTGAGATATGATCATTTCCATGAACTCATCACCTGTTTGCAGTGCATTTGGACGTGCTAGGAGGGCTTGTAGCTGCATGTTCTCGATTACATTGTCACCTGCTTTAGTCTGTAGTGTCAGGCCATTAATTGCAGCAGCTATTTCACCTATACAAGCGCGTACATCAGCGTTCTTATTGAACGCTTCTGATACCATCTGAGCAAAGGTCACCATCTCAGTAGGTGTACTGGTCATGTTGGTAACTACTACGCCAGCAGAGAAAGCACTACTATTATCAACAATACTTCGTTGTGCTTCAGCTTCTATCGTCTCTGTATCTACCATTGGCCCTAAACTATCAATCCATGCCTTCAACTTACCCATTGTACATATCCTTATACGTCTTTCTCGTACCATTCTAACTCGATTTCACCAGCAGCGGCGCTACCAGTTGTATTTTGTAGTATTGCTGCGAATGTTGAGTTGTTTGGTATAACCCATTCTTCTGGCTTTCCAGCTACTGAACCAGCGCCAATCTTCCTTCCGCCAGGTTGGACCATAGTGGGACCATACGTTACAGTTGGAGTTGTAAATATATCAACATAGGCATCACTACACTGATAGGTTATCACCGATGTGGATATTGTACCACTTGCTTTATTTCTACAGCTAGCAGCTAGCACTGTTCCAGAGATAGCAACACCGGAAGCTTGTACTCCAAAGAATTGACCTACATCTGGTGTTGAATCTGATGTATATAATTGAGCATTCCATGTAAAGTGCATGTATTTATCTGGTGGGGTCTCTATGGTCACTACTAAATAATCATCGTCATCTATTGCAAGGTCTAGATATTCCCAATTAAATGCTGTTCCCTCGTGTATCTCATGATGAGCATAATCTATAGTGATTAAACTGCCAGTTCTGTTATCAAGTGGGGATACGATAGTAGCGTCTGTAACACTGCCGGTTACCGTAGTGATCTCTCCGCTATTAACAGTAACGGGTAGCTCAATACTATCAACTATAGATATGTTGCCGCTTTCTACGACAACAGTACCACTAGAGATAGTAGTGTTGAGTTCATTGATATTAGAATTATTTACTATATGCCGGCGTAGGCTGCCAGTCCATACTGCATCTGCCATGTATGACCTTTATTTGGTGGAGTCTAAAAGACTTGCACTTCACTCTAGCGTAAATGCCAAAGACGTCGCTCTAGCACAAATACCAGCGAGTTCTATACGCTCAACCCCATTTTATCAGTAATTACTTTCATTAGTTAAGTTAGATAACTATTTACGATAAGTCAATAGACTTATGTTATTTATTTCTCCTAATACACCAGAGGTAAATTACTCGGTCGTTTGTTCTTGATCAACTGATTATATGCTATGACCATTGCATCCATTCTATCTGGACTGAAGTCTGAGTCTGGCTCCCAACCTAGCATTTGTTCTTCTAGCTCTGGATGTGTACCAACATGGAAACACATACCGCGTTCATACTCGGTTACTACTGGTGCTGCTCTAACAGTCTTGGACTTAGTGGATGGTACTAGCTCTACTTTAACACTCGGGTCCAGTGTGTGAATAACAACTGGCAGTGTGTTGCCGCCAATGTTGGATTCTATTGCGATGTAAGCTGCGTTGTGGGTATGATATTCCCATATAGCTCTTTCTGCCCATTCTTTAGGTCCACCTCGTAGTGATCTATCCGATAGCACGTAGTAGTTCTTATCGTGTCCTAGGGCCACTGTGACTATGCCTATCTCATCTGAGGTCGTCTTGTCTGTAACGGCCGGATCAACTCCGACGATAACTCTTTTAAATTCAAGTTCAGTTGTAGGGGAAACGTGCTGTATGATCTCTACAGACCATAGAGCATGTTCTGCTTCTTCGTGGACTATAGCCCATAGCTCTTGGTCACCGTATCTAGTCCCTTCGTATTCCGTGATGATAGCCTTGAAGAAAGATGGGTGAAGGTTTAGCTCGTTATCGTATGTTGGGCCCCCTGTTATTGTCGTATCTGATAGTCCCTCTAGTTTAGTGAGAAATGTGGACTTCTTAGGGGTGGTAGTCACAACTGCCTGTGGTTTCAGATCCCCATCTTTTCTCAATGTTAGTGTTAGTTCACGCCAGGCAACGTGTGGATATTGCCAGAACATGATTTCATCACACCATAGGGTGTCTATATTAGGACCACGTAGACCATCTGGTTTCTCAGCCGATTTAAGATAGCCTATTGCTCCATTAGGCCACACTAGTCTCGAATTAGACGGTTCGTATTTGGGCGTGAACCAGGGTGGAGATACAGCTAGAATACCTGCTGGTCCCTCCACCATGATGTCTCTTACTGCTGCTGCAGTTGGCCCAACTATTGATATTAGTCTTGCTCCTTCTGCTTCGACTCTGTGTCTGACCCATTGCGCTCCCGAAACCGTCTTACCAAAGCCTCGACCTGCTTTAATGAGCCAATAAGACCAATCACCATCTGGAGGTATCTGAGCCCTACGGGCACGAGCGATACCAGTCTTAGTACCAAACCAATCATAGTGTAACGCTACCTTTGCATCATCACTGAGTGTTTGTATAGCTTGTAGTTCAGTGATAGTAAGTTCGTTAAAGTGTCGGATCATCTAAAAATCCATATTCATAAATCTTAGGGCGCAGCCGGTCACGCAATTCTTTGTACTTAATTTTAAAATCAGCATATAGTTTAGTTGTGGCGGGATCTAGTTTAATGTTCTTATCATGTAATATGCCCATACGTAGTTGATGCCAGCCGGCATCCCATCTATCCGTTAGATGATATTTGGGTGGTGCTGAAGATCTATACTGCATAGTTACATCAATTAATTGTCGTGCTAATTCAAGTATTTCCAGTGCATCATCACTAAATTGCGCTCTATGTTTCTCTATATATTTCTGCGTAAAGCGTTCTTTAATGGTGCGACTCGCACTAGATGATAGTGCCATAGTTGCGAGTGGGTGATTAGCTATTAAATCTTTCGGGAACCACGTAAACTGATTCTTGATATCGTATGATATTGTTTTGTATATAATATCTGGAATAGAACTAGTATAGTTCTGCCCGTTGAACAGCGAATAGATAATACAATCATGTTGAAACTGATCGAAGTCTGGCAAAGTGGTATCTGGTATATAGAACTGATCGCGTTCGTTGATCCATGACATAGTAACTAATCTACGAACTGCCATAACGGTAAGGGAATTGAGAAAGTTGGTTGGTGTTATAGACCAACCCAAATTTTGATAGTAAGGTAAACTCAATATCAATACTTTTTGTTGGGAATTGTATATATCGTTACAATGCGAAACCATATATCCCATACTATATTTCGTAGTTTTATCCGAATAAATTTTACCGGATTGTATTTCTAATGCATTCTTCAGGGGTGGTGATACTATTGTAGCTTTGGGTCTATTGACCCACTTGTTTAGCATGATAGATGGGTCGGGATCTCTAAATTCTTTAGTGCCAATATTTTCAACATCGGCATTGTATATATCTATTTGCATACTGGAACCCTTTCCCACATAGAACATAACACCGGCCACTTACCTGCAGTGCCATCAAAAGTCCAACTGGGAAACATGAACCCATCGACACAAGTTATATGTTTATTTATCATTTCTCGGAAGCTATGATACCCAGGTGAATTAAGTATTTTAACTTTACCAAATTGCACAATCCGTGCATCCAAATCATAATGATCGATCATATGTATTAACTTGAATAGAAATTGGGATTGAGTATCCTTTGTAGCATGTCCGAGCTTTCTAGTAGCCATAACATCTCGTACACTATTCAATGCAGCACCAGCTTTTGTAACTCCATCGGTTTTACCGTGTT